CATTGCCATTTTCGTCAATCTTGAAGATGCGTTCCGCCAGCAGGGTGACGTCATCAACTGCGGAATCGACGACCTTCAGCTTCGCGGAAGCTGTACGGACAGAATCACCAATGGTGCGTTGGACTTCACGCTGCTCGTAAGACTGCAACAACGCATCACGTTGAGCAAGGGCTTCGCGCGTCGTCTGGAGTTCCCGTTCAACTGGTGCCAGCTTGGCAGTCAAACGACCGGAGACAAGGGATTCAATCTTGGCATCATCCACCTTGTTGTTGGAGGCAGCAGCTTCCAATTCCGGGAGGCGGTCAAAGACCGTAAGAATGTCTTCCACCTTGCGGTCGCCAAGTGGAGCGAAGCGATCCTTCAGGGACTTGTGGTCTTGGCGCTCCTTACGGAGAGCCTCATTCAAACGAGCAAAGTCCGTGTAGCTCTTGACACCTTCGACACCGGGGATTTCCACGGACAGTTCGAACTTGTCACCGCGCTGAGTGTAAAGACCTGCAACGTGCTCGTCCAGACCTTCCAAAGTGTCAACAATTGCTTTCAAAGCCATTTTATTACTCCTCTGCCATGCAGATGTTTTTCCGCGTAAGCACCATTGCCCCGCTCAGAACTTGCAGCTTACTACTCTTTCGAATCGGGTTGTTGATTTTGATCCTTAGAACCATTTTCCTCGGATTGAGTCTTGGAAGGCTCGTTTGGACCTTCCTTCTTAACAAGGGCGGATTCTTCTTCATAATCCATCATTGTGTAACCCTTGTCCTTTAACGACGCATGGATACTACGCATTGACAGAGGGGCCCCCATACTCCGAGCGGTCATAAGATAAACCAACTCTTGAGCATTGGATGCAGCATTCGTGAATTCTGTATTCGGAATCACTTTTACCTTTTCAGGATCTTCGCCAAGCCACTTTGCAATATGCTTCAAGGCTCTTTCCAATCCCTCCCCAGAGGACATTGCAATTTGGTTTAAGTTAGCCGTCTGGGATGCCAAGCGCGCAATCATTGCATTGCCCGCTTCGTTTTTAAGGCTCTGATTACCAATCAATTGACCAGCTTTGAATTCTGCACGTTTGCGATCATTTTCAATCGCATTCCGCTGTTCAGCTAACCCTGTAGAGGAGACACCAATAAACTTAGCGTCACCCCCCATTTCAACATCCAGACGGCTACCCGCCCCAACACGAATCGCGTCATCCGGGGCACCATCCTGTCCAGCAACAGCTCCGGGGTTACGAATACCGCCAACTGTAACCAAGGTGTCCTGACCCTGCATATGCAAATTCTGCCGGTAATCTGCTTCGCCGCGGTAAATGGTAAGGCAGCACAACCCAAGGCCCATAAGTGGCGGAAAATCGGGAGAGGCAATAAGGTCTTTCGAGTTTACAAAGGTGAAGGGAACTTTGTCCAGAATCTGCCCTCGAAGAAGCGGCACAAACATTGTATCGGGCGAATAATCTTCACTCTCAAAAATACCTTGGGAGTAAATACCATCTTTCAGTTCTAAGACACGATAACGCTCCTGGAACTTCCACTCAAACCCGTCCCGCTTAAAAGCACTCTCATTCAGAACAACAAGCTTCAGCTCGTCAAGCCCCTCTTCCGTAGAACCGTCGTCCCAGTTTGTAATAGCTTCCGCAGAATAAATTGAAATGAACGGTTCTGGGTTTGTGGGATCCGGGTTCGTTGGAAGATCCACCATTAATCCAAGACGCCCCGTAATTAACTGCTCCTCATTGATCTTACGAAGAAGCATTAAAAGGGATTCCCCATTGACAGTTGCTCGAGTGCGAAGGTACTCCATTCTAGCGGGAAGTTCAATTTTAGCATCATGCTGGTGAATCAAACCCATTAGGGCTTCAACACCTTCCTTCACATAATCAGGAAAGACTGCTCGCGCTTTATAAGCCTGATAAATTTTGTAACCAATTTGGTTCGGGAGCATACCGTCAATTTCCATCCCAGCCGTAGCGGGAAGATAGGTTAGCCCTTTCTCCTTGACAACAGTTTCACCCTTATGGAAATCCCGCATGGCAACCCACTCGTCCAAAAACTGACTATATTGTGGGTGGATAGATTTTAATGACATAATTACATCCCTTGAGTTCTGCCACCGCGGGCGCCAATGTTAGTAGAAAGGATCTTGTATCGCACTTCATCTGCAATGTGGTCTTCGGAATCCGTATCAATATCGTCAGGATCCGTTTCATCGCGTGGTGCAATTGGGAAAAGCTCAACAAACATGTTACATGTATTGAAAATAAATAGTCCAGGCTTTTCTCTTGGGACAATGACCACATTACCTTGCTCGTTCTTCATGGTCTGAGGTAGGGCATCCTTTAACGCTTGGCGGATCTGCTTCCAACCGGCCTTGCGACTACCTTTACTCTTATCACTTCGCAGCCACTGAACACCCTTATAACGCTTCCGGTCTAATTTGACAGGTTTTGCCATGTCCGCTGCAATGGACTTCCCGTTTTCTACGTCCCAAATACTGTTATCGGCAGGGCCCGCTTGAACTCGGTTATGGATCCCAAGAGCTATCTCACGCTCAATAATCCCTTCCGCAACCTCAGTGGCAAGAAGTCTTAAACCTTGGTTGGCTTTACCTGTCCAACCGTACCATTCCGCAATTCGGAAGAGGTCACCCTTGACTGTACTAATCCATTGACCGTTTGCCAGACGAATATCAGAACCGTCGGATTCAGCCCACCAGCCTACCGAGAACGGACGCGATTCGCCCCAGTCAAAAGAGCGGTCGATTCGCCAATTATGCGGAATGTCGAATGGTGCAATGACATGATAGTCTTTGTCCCAGACATCATCGAACATGCCACCGGCAACAATATCCCAATCGCCAAACAACCAAGCTCGACGCTTGTTTGGATCTGTAATCGATTCCAGCTCCGCCACATACTGTGGTGATAAGTATCTGTTTTCACGATAGCTCCCGAAGATGTGCGTCTGCGTTTTAATAACGTCTTCCCGCTGTTGCGTTCTTGGGTTAAAGACGTTAATTACCTTACGAACAATCTGACCAGGCTTTCCAGTGGAGATAAACCGTTTCTTGACCCAATTGTGTCCGACACCGTGAGGGTTCGTTGTTGCAAAAACTTCCAAAGGGATATCGGGTAGGAAGTAAGGGGTCGGATCGTTTTCATGGTATTGAGGATGCTCTTCAGTCAAGAAGGAGGAACGATTACACGACATCAGCATTTCAAAAAGATTGTCGTTTGGGTATTTAGTTAATTCGTTCCAACCAATAAAGGGAAACTCCTGACCGTGATAACCCCAATAGTCAGTGTCTTTCTTAATTGCTCGGAACAGAAGTTCCTCTCCCGTGGGCCACACCCAACGGTAATCGGATTTTGAACTTAGAAAGCGGGCACCGTCTTTAAACTCCGGAAACCATCGCATAGACTTGGACACTAAGTCGTCCAAGTTCTTATATTCACGGTCAAAAATAATTCCACGCCAATACCGACCGTAACCCTGACCAACTCGCGCACGAAAACGCATCAGCTGGGCGTCAGTTTTACCCGGACCCCGCGTACCATGGAAGACAACAATGTTAGCAGGACACGTAAGAGAAAGCGTCTGGGAACCACGTAAGGGCTCCCAGACAACCTTTGTCCCGTCTGGGAGTATCCTCACTGCTCGGCTTCTTTCGTGAGCTTTTCCTGGCTAGCGACAGCCGCAGCTTCCCAATCCTTCACGGACGCAACCCCAGGAACCATCATGACGCCACCCTTGTGTTGAATTGTCTGTTCAACCTTGGTTGGAGCGTCCATCCCATAAATCGAAGCTAGCTTGGACAAGGCAGACACACGAGCCCCGTGACTTGCCCCCGGGCCCGCGTATCCAGCCTGCTTCAGAAGTAAAGCTTCTGTCCGACGGATCATTGCCCGCTTGTGCTCCGCGGCTTCCTCATCCGTAAGCGGACGAGTCATCTCGTACTCAATGCGACGCTTGACGTAAGGATCGACAGCAAAATCTGCTGCATACTGATCCGCGTATTTAGGAAGGAAACCGATACGGATGGCAGCGTTCCGGTAGTCATGGTCTTTCAGAAACTCAACAACGAACATGTCGCGAAGTTCCTTTTCTTGAGCGGTAAGCTCCGTCATGACCTCGTTTGATGCACCGTTATTCCAAAACATACCTGCGGACATTGCTCTCTCCAATTCCAAGTTACTGGATAAATTAAATGGAATCATGGAAATTTGCAAGCAATTGAGTTGGATTAACTCTCTTACACTGAATTTACGGCCAGCTACAGGGCAATAAAAAACCGCTTGCTATACCATTGCACCGGCACAAAACCAGCGTAACGGCAGCAAGCGGCGCTCCCCAAGGGCTAACGGCATTGCAATACTATATGCGGCAGTTACCTTTTAATTTTTCCAATGCAAAACATTTGAGTTGCAATGCAATCTAGAATAATATCTTGAAGAGCGTGAATTTCAGAACGAATCTGAGCACATCGTTCGTTATCACCTTCCATTGCGCAAGCCTGGTAAAGGGTTACTGTAGATTGCAGTTTCAACTCCGCGACGCAACGCTTACGAGTCGAATCCTGCAAGGCCTTCTCAAATTCAACATTGCTCATAGAACCCTCTTAATTCCCAGAACATACCGATGGAACCAGTTCGTGAACTGTTCAGCCCAGGAATCAAGGCTTCGTTCAAACTCCTGACTAATTCTGTGATAGTCATCGGGATGAATCTTTCGAATGTGGTAATACTCCAAATAAGGAGCCCTCCAACCCAATGTCGTTTCTAAATATTTCTTGTCAACAGGATCATAATTAATGTAATGCAGGATTGGGTCTGAACCATCTACATAGATAACCTCAATTACCTCCATTTCTGGATATCGCCTGTTATATTCAACTGCGTTCTCAAAGCAACGAAAATTGAATAAACCCAGAGTAGGCTCAGGACGGATCATCTCGTAACGCGAACGCACATAACGCTTCAATCGCTCGTGTATGGATCGGATAGCGCGTTCTTTCATTTACGGGTGATTACCACATTACCAAAGACTTCTTCGGTTTCAAATTTACCGTTGCGACCTTTGCGGAGCGTTCCAATTCCCGTTTTCTTGTACCGAAGGATATAACCGTTCTCAGAGTCGGCTATAATACAATGAGTTTGCTTCACACCATCCAAATAAACGTTGTAATCTTTTACGTTGGCCGTGTAATTCGGATCACCTTGAAGGATTGATAAGCGCATTGGGATGTTTTTGCTTTCAGAAATACTAAGTGCAATGGCACCAACGCCCTCATCTTGCGGAACTGATTGGTAATCGCTAGTTGTCACATTGACTCCAGAAGTTGTTTGAATTTGTTGTAGGTGTAGGTTGAGCGAGCCTCACCAGATTCAACTCGATCACAAAATTCCTGCATTGCAGCCCGCATCTCATGAATCTTGTTCATCGCATCTTGAACAGCTTTTTCGGTGCCATGCTGGTCTTCATAGTGACCGCCATCGCGATGGATTATAGCAAGCAACTCGCTAAGAGGGTTGATCATGTCCGCACCTCGTGTCCAACTTTCAGTTTTTCGGTGACCCAATTTTCAAACCAAGTCTTGAAATCTTCAAACTCCATACTAAGCCGAACCCGAACGAATTTGGAATTTGGAAGTTCCACGTAACCAATTGTCACGCAGTTCCACTTTTTACCGTTCTGGCGGTAAAGAAGGACCGGATGCTCGTTGTTGCGGTTCGCCGCATCCGTAGTTTGCTTCCACCACGTAGTAATGGCAAGTTGTTCCTGACGCTTGACCTCAATCGACATACCGAAAGTGTTCGTAAGGTCATTGCCCCCGACAGCGGTCTGATTTTGGTTCCGCTGAACGGTTTTAGCAGCAGCGAGGACTTCTTCATGCGGGTAATCCATCTTCCGCATGACCTGCTGGATAATGGTATTAAGAACGTCACAAATTTCACGCTCACCGGATGCACCCTTTTGTCGAATGTTAATCATTTCTCTTCCGTCTGTCCAAGTTGTTTGATTTTTAAAGCCAGGTTGGGAGACGCCATAATGACGTTGAAATCGCGAATAATTGGAACACCTTGAATTTGTGAAAGCAAGCCGTCCATGAGGTTGGAGTAACGTTCAGGACTGTTCGGTGCCACAATTAGAACCTCTTTTGTCCGAAGGTGTTCAAGCTTTTTCAAGCCTTCCCATTCGGAGGCAATTTCAAAAAGCCCAAGCGAAGTGCCATTAACCGTAAGGTCATAGACCTTTACTTCCTTTGCTTGAATCATCCAAGGAACCCCTTCCAATTTAGAAGTGTGGATTTAACATTCGTTGCCCAAGCACCGTTGAACAATCTCCGAATAAGGTAAGTTCTAACCACACTAACAACCGTCATACCAATGACAACGATCAAGTTCTGCGTTGCAGTTGCTTGAATGCCGCTGAGCGCAAACATAGCAGCTTGCGCCACAAACGCAAAGACTAAGCCAACAAGAGTATTGGCAAGAGCTTCTACAAAGCTGCCTAATTTAGTTTGCATGAAGCCACTCCTTAAACGGATTTGTGGTGAGCGGAACACCCTTCATACGATACCAAGAGACTTTCATCTCTATCTTTTCCGCAATCCGCTTTCGAACGATGGAAAGGGCTTCTTCCGTCGGATGGTAGTATTTGTGGAACTCTGCAGGGAGCTCGTCAAAGACATTAGCGTCATCCAGCAACGAATCATAGTTAAAATTGATTCCCCGGTCCATGAGCTCGATACGCAAGAGAGCATAGCGAGCCTTCAGGTAAGCTGCCTTGTCGTAAAAGAAGCTCACATGGCCAGTGTTCAGGGTATAGGAATCCGGAATCTTCTTCAGAACGGCATCCATAGCCAACCGGGCACGTTGCTCGGAAAAGCTGTTACTGTCGTTCTTATCGAATTCCTTTTGCCAAGCAGCCCGAAGACTCCGTCGCAACGACTTCGGGATCATCTTAATTTCACGGAATTCAGCAAACAAGTGCTGATCCGTAAGTTCAGACGGGTGGATTAAGTTTATTCGCGTCACGTTCCCACTCCTTGTAGAATTTACGGTAGTCGTAACGCATTTTCAGGATTTGAATAGCTGCAATCAGCAAAAGAAATCCGCTGACGCGCCCAAGCGTTACAGGCATAAATATAGCAAATAACGCCACTAACGCATAGATGTAGGGAAGTGACTCGTAGATGAACTTAGGTTTCCACATTTGAACCCCCTTCTTTCTCTTTCAATTGACGCAAACGAACAGCTAGGGTCCGTTTGGCGTAATAGATTTGCTTTTCCGCATCGTAAATGCCCGATTCGTCATGGGCAGGTTTTATTTTACCCAAAGTTCGCGCAGCACACGAACGCCAAAGAGCTTTGAATTCATTCCCCTCGGAGAAGGTCATACCAAGGGCTTCGATAATATCTTCGCATTCTGCTGTGTAAGGAGCAAGACGCTTCGGATCCTTGATTTCTACGAGGTAATAATCGACATTATTGCCAGTACCTTTAGGTGACACGGTGATCCTCCTCGGGATTTGCAATAGGTGTATTCGGAAACTTCTGCTTTAAGATTGTGTCAAGGCGAAAAAACTCGTGCAACAGTGATTCCAGGTCATTTGTGCTGACCAAAATGTCGCTTTTGGGGTCGTTATTTGGCTCGCCTGAGCTAAGGTAAGGGCGTCGCGCAACCGCTTGAGCACCAAATGCAGCTTCGGGGTTATGCACCCACTATATAAGCTGACAGTGGCGTAATTTTCAATATTGTTAATGAGTCTTTCGGTACAAGCAGGACATTCGATGGGATTGCGACCTGAAAGCTTGCAACCTTTGCGCCATTCCGCAATCATAGACAGAATCTTCACGACTCCTCCAATAAGAGTGCCACAAAGCTTCCATTATAGAGGGAGTTAGGCGAAACACTATGATAATATGGTGCCCGGGACGGGATCGAACCCGTACGACCTAAGCCGAGAGATTTTAAGTCTCTTGTGTCTGCCAATTTCACCACCCGGGCATAGCGGAACACACTCAGGTCCATAGCTTGGCTTCTGGACAGGAAATATGAACCCAAATGTGTTCCGCTATTACTTGGAAATTAAACGTAAGTAGTAGAACGACATTCATTCTATGCCGAAACGTTCATCCAAATAGTTCCAACGAGGAGAATAACGATTAGGATAACGAAAAGAATTTCACGCATGTTAGCCACATGGAATGGATTTAAGCAAACGTCCCGTAACCATGACAACATATTTGTTCCCGTCCTTGTCCTTGAGAACCAGATCAACCGTGGAGTTACCTTCAACTGTCCCAGCTTGAACGACAACAACTTTGTCAATTTCAACAAGCTTAATTGGGCCACGGTAGATATGACCCTTTTCCACAGCTTCTTCCGCATCCTTGCAGATGTGGATATCCAAATGGTTCATGATGCCAAACTGACTCATTTTTTCTTCTCGCAGACGAAATTGACAACGTCCTGAACTGTGCTGATCTTTTCAACATCCTTGTCATTAACTTCAACTTCAAAGATGTCCTCAATAGCCATACCAATTTCAACCATGTCCAGCGAATCTGCGCCCAGATCATCCACGAAAGAACTTTCTGTGGTCACATTATCAACGCACAGTTGCTCCCGCACCATCTTGATCACTTCTTGTTCAATGTTCATACAACCTCCTTAATAAAACTGGTGCCCTGTGAGAGAATCGAACTCACGCCTGATGATTACAAGTCAACTGCACGACCTTCATGCTAACAGGGCAAACACCGCAAGATATCTAGAGCAGCTAGCTTTCCTTACCTCTACGTACGAGAGCTTGCGGTAAAACGATGGTCGGACCTGTAGGATTCGAACCTACGACCCTCTGCTCCCAAAGCAGATGCGCTACCAGACTGCGCTAAGATCCGAGGTGTCAGCGGCTCTGCTTTCCCCGGCAGCCCGTTTTCCTCCTTTCTTTTGAAAAGTTGGAAATTGGTTGCCGCTGACTTAAAAACTTATTGCGCGGAGCCCTAGCCCTCCTCGACCTCGCTGGCGCACAGCTACTATCGATTCAGTTTGCGCCTAGGAACTCCTGGCGATAAATTTTAATGAGGCATCCCGCTATCCACTCGTTGTTCAGACGCATGGTCGTCAAACAGGCTTGGCTCAGTGTAAGCTTCCACCTTAGAACGGGCACTACCCCGCCAGGATGCTTCATTAAAACTCATTGGCGCTGGTGTCCCGAGGGCAGGCGGCGCACAGCCGACCGTGAGAACTGTCGCGGCCAGCCAATCCGGGAGACATTCGAGCAGGACACCAGCCCAATGAATTCTAAATTGTGGGTGATTCGCTACCGAACGCATCCTTACAGAGTACGGGCTCCATAAGTGCCGGCGTGACGCAATCCAGTAGCGAATCTTCAAGTCACCGGCACAAACCCGGTCGTTAGCCAACTTGAATCGTAGGGATAGGCCCTAACCTGTTCAATCGTTTACGGTAACAGTATATTGATGGTCATACCCCGCTGTTACCCGGGAGTCCTGTGTCCGATGACCACATTCTAGCAGGGATCCGAGGATATGTCAGTTTGTGGTCGAACACAGGCCGCTGTTGTGTTGTGCTGTGTAAGTGAGTGCATTGTGCAGGCTTGTTGTGGCGTGTGCAAGATATTTTTAGCGGATGAATAAGGCGTATTCGGATACGTGCGGATACGTGCGGATACACGGTGATACATTGTTAGCGGGA